TCGGAAACTGAGGCGTTGGGATAAATTTCTTTTACCAGCTTTACAATTGTAGCGGTGTCAGCTGGTTGATTAATGCGATATGAAACACGCGAAAGAATCTGTGAACGCAAATAATCCAAGTCAATTACTCCGTAAATTGCAGCAACGTTAAACGAAATGTAGAGGTCTTGTGCAATAGGCCTATCGAATTTAATTGTGGTTATAAGGTTGTCAGCTTGTGTTATAGCAACCTCAACCGCCCCGCGCATCCCACAACCTAAGCTGCGCTTTATGTAAATCACGTTGGCAATATCTTCAGCAGTTCCACCAGCTACAACAACCCAAATTGAATGCGCAGGGATTCCTCTGCTGTCTGTTACGTTAGTCACATTTTCAAAAACTTCTACCTGTGTCACGCTGTCCAGATCGAGCAATGAACCGATTAGCCCGTCGAGGTAACCTTTGGACGGAATTGAAACAGACCGGGTGCGCCGCGTGCGTAAGGCCGCGTCAGTTTCCTCAGGCACGCCAACTGAATTAGGCGGCGTTGGGTTGTTGACGGCGGTAACGCCAAGCGTAATGGTTACAACCGTTGTAATAGAATTGAGGGCTGGCGTTACCGCCCCAATCTCCAACGATTGAAACAGGATGTCCGCCGTGCCTGCACTGGCAAAGCTATAGCCGGAAACTAGCTGGTAACGGTTGCCCTGTGCGTCCTGCACTGTAAACGGGTTTAAGGAGTTATCTAACCCCGGCAAGGTTAGCGCACGGTCTGCCGTAACGCCGAGCGTTTGCAGGGTATAGGTGCCACCTGCGCGGCGAATACTGTTAAGCGCGCAACGCCGGTCCAAGTTAACACCTACCGCTTGATCAGGGTCGAACGACGAAAACACCTGATTGATCAGTTCCAGAATGTCCGCCTTTGCCTGTGCAATAATATGGACAAGCTGCCCGTCTGGTGTGTTCGGGTCTAGGTTTATGTTCTGCCCGTAAATGGTTTTCAGTCCTGTTTCCAGCTCGCCGACGATTTCAGTCAGCGTCTGAATGGTTAAACCTGAATTTGTTAGTTGGTTAGCTGGCATGGTTAAAACCTTTTACAAACGTGTTGTTAGCTTTGCCGTAGATTGTGGATATTGAGTAAACAATATGCAAGCTTCTACGATAGTCTGAAAATTGAACATCAACAGAGTTTATTTTAATCACACCGGACCGGCTCGAAATAATTTGGCGGCATTGCAAAATAATGTTCTGTTGAGCGATTGGCGCTTTGCCTCCAATGAGGTTTAACCAGTCAACGCCAAACGTAGTGTCCCAAAAGCACTCACCCAAAAACACGCTAAGAGCTGTGTCTATATCCTGCACAACGCCTTCCAAGCCCGCAAGGTAGTCACCCAAGCCATGCCCGAAAACCCAATCCCCAGCGGTGTCTAAGGCTCTTATATTCATTAGGTCTTGAGAAGTTGCTGAATTAACGTTTGGGCATTTGCTATTTGTCCGGCTGCGCTAGGGCCGGATTTTCCGTCTAAAGCTGTTAATGCCGTCAATATAGCATTCATCGCGGAAAGTAAATCTGTATTTGCGTTCTTAAGTGAGATTTTTTCGCCAATACTTAAAACGCTTTGACCGTTGCGGGCTTGACAATCTGTTGAGCTATAACTGTCCACAGGATTTGCAAGGCTTCGAAAACCAACTAAAGCCATGCCGTCTGAAAGGTCATGCAAGCGCGGGCTAGACGGCAGCTCCGCTCCCCCAGTTGTGAACCAGTTGTCGATGTCCCGGTCGCTGAACAATACAAGGCAGGTGTCGCCTTTTCGGACCGGAAACGTAAAGACCCGATCTCCGCCACCAAGAACAAAAACCGGAACGTCAGCAAGAAGCGGGAAGTCTTTTACAGTGCTTCCAACTTGAAGCTTGATGTTGATTTTAACCGTTGCGGTCTGCTTTGTCGTATCGAATGACTCTATGGTGCCAACCTTATTACAATTAAGCGAAGCTAACATGTCGCGTAGCTTCATGTCTAGCAAAGTTGGCAAGTCTGGCGTGAGCTTTGGAAAAGTGTAAGGTGTCATATTGTTCTTAGCGCCAACGGTCCTAGCCATAGCTGAACTGTTGTTCTGCAATTACTAGCAACTGATTCAGAAATCATACCGCTGTGCTCAAAGCCTACAATTTTGTAAAACCCGTTGAACAACGAATTAACTTCGCTTTCTAAGCGCACTTGCTGCCCGATCTTAAGCTGTGGTGTAAACACCATTTCAAACTCAATACAAGCTTCTGAACGTTTTGGCGAGCCAAGCAAACCTGACTGTGCGTTAATAACGGTTACGTCTCCCACAATGCATTCTTCAGGCTGCAAAACAATTAGCTTGTTATTGTCAATGGTGGCAAGGCCGGAGCTATACTGTTGAATAAGTTTCCAAGTGTTGCCTTGTAGCACACAGGCTCGGCTTGCTGAGCCTGTGACCGTGCCAATTACAGGGCTGTCCAAGAATGGTAAGTCTCCACTTAGGCTTTCCAAAACTTCGGCATATGATTGCCCCGCTGCAAGGCTCTGTGTCGAAAAGCCATTGGTGATGGCGTAAATGCCTTCATTAGCTTCTAAGTGGGTAATGACATTGGTGGACCCTGAATCTCTATAGGAATATGCGCGGGTGAGATTGCCGTTAAAGATCATTGGCGGCTTTTCGGAATAGCCTGCCCAAAACTGCACAGCTCTGTATTCAAGCATTTGATACTGATCCATGTAAAGCTTGTTTCTGGACCGCTCTGCTAAATTATAAATGTCAAACGTAGCAACATTAGCCGAACCAAGAATGCTACGGCTAATATTAAATTCGCACGAGATAGGAAGACCTATTGTGGCAAACGCAGAATCCTCAGGCCTGTTACTGCCCGCAACTCTAGGCTGTGTTTCAACCTTTAGCAGGTACTGTCTGCCAAACTTTACGTTACTAGTCATTGCGTGAGAAATGTTTTGTTTCGACTAGCAAAGCTTCCGCAGGCGTAAGCAAAATGAACGTTGTGCGCCCGGAGGAAAAAGTGTCCTGCTTAAAAGGCTCCGCATTTTCATCCATCATAACTGCCAAGCCGAAAGGAAGATGATGCACAAACTGACGCAGAATGTTTTCGCCTGAAACCAACCGCTGCCCTTTTAGAACAAAGGCTTTATATTCCAAATCGTAAAACCAGCCTTTTTGCTGTGGACGATATTCCAAGAACAAATTGGCCTGCGTGCCGTCCTCCAAAAGAAGAACTGTATATTGGCGGGCGCTATCGGTAAAGCCGGTTAAAATTTTCATGCGAATAATCTCGCCAGCCAACTTTTAGCTTTGGGCGTTGTTTTGGATTGCTCGCCTGCTGCCCCGTTGTTTGTGGCCTTTGCGCTCTGCACGGCTGCGCGGCCTGCTAGTTGACCTGCCTGCACCGTGACTTCATCAGCAAAACGGATTTTCTTAAACGTGACTGTAAACTCAGAACGCAATTTGCTTTCTTCGTCTTGTGAGGCTCGCAAAGACTGAATTGCCATGCTGGTGAAGAACCCCCAGGGGGTATCCACAGTAAACAATTGACGCCCCTTCCATAGCTCGTAGAAATACCCAAAGGCACGGGCTTGTTTGCCTTTCTGTGGGTTTATTGGGCTGGTGGCGGAAAAGCTGCCGAACAAGGTTTTATCCTGGGGGCTTTGCGAAAGCTCACGGGTTTCCTCTTGTTGTTCGAGCTCTTGATTTATCATCTGTGCAGCTGTAAGCTCCAAATCCAGTTCGGGGTTCGCAGGCAGGTCAGGGGGGATACTGTTTTGTATGGCTTCCAGTTGTTGTTCGGTTAATACTAGTTCGCCAACCAATCCGCGCACGGTTACTGTTTCAGGTTTAAGTGCAATCTGATCCTGAACGCTAGAATTGTTTTCTACAAAGTGATCCGTAATATCCGAAGCTAGCTCGATGGAGTCTTCTGACACTATATCGAAAACAAAACCAGCAATGCCAAAGGGTGGGTTGATAGGTCTTACAATGGCGTTCTTTTCCAAAGTAGAAAGCTCCGCCACTTTGGTGAACACACTAGGAGCTTCGGAAGGAATTACGTTGCTCATGTTGGAACAGGTATTTGGCGGGCGGCGTTAGACAACGCATTTGTAAGCGGGTTGGCAATCCGTTTTCCTGTTTCGTACGGGTCTTTGCCGCCCTGTACTTGAATGTCGATATTGTTCTCTTGGCGGATGGTGTTGGTTCTGGTTGAGTTAGTAACAGGGGCAAGCGCCTGCTCTTGAAGGCGTTGTTGCGGGTCTGGATTTTTTCGAAGCATTGCCATTATGCCGGATAGCGGATGCAATTGAGCCATTGCTACTTTTATCATCGGGGTAATGTTAAACGTCTCTTCTTTTCGTTTGGCCGGTTTAACAGGTGCGTCTTGTTCGTCCGATCTGCTTTTATCGTACTCGTTAACAGACGCGTCTTGTTCGCCCGATCTGCTTTTATCGTACTCGTTAACAGACGCGTCTTGTTCGTCCGATCTGCTTTTATCGTACTCGTTAACAGGTGCGTCTTGTTCGTCTTCTTTCGTTTTCTCTTTAACGTCTTTTTTAGCAAAAGGATGAAAGAGCTTTTTTACAAACCCAAGAACCCCTGTAACAATCGCTTTAAGTTTGATAAATTTGTCAATAACACTGTCGAGTATTTTAGACCAAGCTTTTCCAAAATCTATCGCAGAGAGCTGGTGAATAACGTCAAGAAACTGGATGGCAACGCCCATGACACTTACTATTGCAACCCTAAAAAGTCGGCTGTTCTTGGCGAGGTTGAAGAACACGCTGTCTCCCCCTTTTAAGCCTGTCCACAAATCCTGCACCGTGAGCACGACAGCTGCAATTACAGCTGCCCACCAGAAAGCCGCTGCGCTAGCCGTAGCAACGCCCCAAAGCGCCGTCGCCAACCCCCTTACGCCTAAGATTAGCCTGCCAATCCACCCGGTTGCAGACGCAAGCCAAGGTGCAAGCGCAGAGAAGGTTTTAAGCAAGGACAAAAACTTTGTGGCACTGCTTACCGTGGCAAATAGCCCAACCGCCGAAATAAGCGCGGACAAGGCAGCAGTGACCGCGACAACCGCAACGGCCAGGCCAATCATAGCCGCCTTTGTGGCCTGTGCTGCAATGCTGCCTTTGCCTAGCCAATCCACAAAGCTAGCGCCAACGCCAACAAGCTTTTGAAGTGCTTTTAAAATTGGAATTAACACAGGAGCAAGCTCGGCAGCAAGCCGGTCTTTAACCGCGTTAATTTGAAACCCTAGTTGCTTCCAGTTAGCCCCTGTTTCAGAAAGCGTTTTTTGCTGTTTTGCGTTTAGAATAAATTTCTGTTCAAGGTCTTCAAATTCTTTATTACTAAGCCTCAACATTGCAAACACGTCTTCCGAAATGCCCATCTGCCCCGTGATGGACCGCGCTACAGCCGGGTCTAGGTCTTTGATGCGCTCGCGTAACTGCTTTAATGTTTCGAACGGGTTGTCGCCTGGCGCAATGCCTAGTAACTGCCAAGGCGCGACGTTACCCCGACCCATAGCAATGTCAGCCCGCGCTTGCTGAAGGCTCTTGATTGTGTCCGCAAGCCCTTCAGACGACACGCCCGCAGACTCCGCAACGTATTGCCACTTTTTGAGCTCTTGGGCGGACAGGCCGGTAGTTGCTGTGAAATGCTGCATTCCCAGGGCGGTCTGTGTTGCCTGGCGAAGCATAATGCCCATTGCTGCCGTAACCGAACCGAAAACAGCAAGCAACTTTGCAGACTCTTTTGCCAGCTCATCGAGCTGGTTTTCCAGCTGTTTAAGCTCGGGAGCCCCGTCTGTTTTAAACCCAAGCGTAACAAAAAAGTCTGCAAGTTTCATTGTGGCGAATTTAAATGGCTGTAGGTTGCTTCGTAATCTCCTAAGAACTGCTCATATTCCATTGCACCCAATACAACCCCGACCGGCATTTTGTAAATTTCGGTCGGGGTGCCATAACCTTCTTTCGACAGCCTTAACACAGTGAGCAGTCCTGCGTCCATGTCATTAGTTACTTTTGGCTTTTTGGTTTGGGGTTTGAACTTGTTATGGACGACAAGCTCAACCCTTTTATAAAAGGCAGTACGTTAACTTTGAAGATTTCAATAACCGCTGGTAAGAAGTCAGAGCGTGTCTCTTCAGATTCAAACGTGTTCTTGCTAATCTTTTCGCTGTTGTATAGGCACGGCGCAAAGCATGGCCACAATAAGGCGTAAACAGCAGGGGAAGCAACGAGCTTGAGCACAATGCCTAAGAGCTTCCCCATGTCTACCTCTTGCTCCAAATTAGTTAGGTCTGCGTCTGACATTTTAATCTCTGGCAGGTTAGCCCCAATAACAGAGCTAACCTGCGACGTGAGATTCCATGCGGCCTCAAATGTTGCCATTTGGACCTCAAGTGTATTTCCGCTTTTAAGTGTAATTGTTTTCATGGGCTTTATGAAATTTTAGTTAAACGATGGCGCGGAGGACTGCACCCCATTTAATTGTGTACACAGACACAGATTGTTCTGTGTCGCCTTCTGCGTTGCTCTTGGCGTCAACTTGTTTCGAAAACACACCGCCAACAAGAACGTAAGTGTCGTTTGTAATGAGGCCAAACCCGTTGCCGGTGCGCTTGATGAACGTTCCGCGCATGAGCGTAAACAAGGCGGGGTCGAGCTTCATTTGCTTCATGAGCGAATTTAAGAAGCGATCAGAAGCCGAACCGCGCACAAGGCGCACCGTAAGATCGCCTTGATTGCCGGAACCGTTGTAAGCGTAGAGGATGTTACCGTTCTTGCCGGTTTTAACCGTCATTAACTCGTTTGGATGGGTTAACGTGCTGTTGTCCCCATCGGCTAAATCAATCAGGTTGAACCCATTTATGATCAGCGTGTCGTTGCCTGTAAGTGAGGTTGACATATTATTTCAGTTTTAAGGTTGAATTTGGGTTACGGGTTAACGTGGACAATAACGTCTGAGCTGTGAATAGCCCCCGCATATTTGACCGCGATTTGCACAAGGGGCGCTTCGCGGGCCTCGCGGGCGCTTTGGCTTTGCAGATTGACCGGCGCGCTGTAGATGTACCAGCCTTGTTCTAGCATGTTGGCCAGCAAGTCGGTGGTGTTGCCAAAGCGGACAGGCGAGTTCCACCGGCCAGGGGCAATAAAGCCGTTAACCGTTGCTTGGTTAAGCACGTCAATGTATGCGCCTTTTAGAATGCTCATACCGCCTTCGGTCTGGGGAACCTTTGTGGACACAGTTGCCAGCGCATTAAAGCCCGCAACCTCCAAGGCGTAGGACAGCCAGAGCAGGTTGTAAACATTGTCCGAATAATCGTTACCGCCGTAGCTGAACACCTTTGGCAAGCCCGCTACCGATGCGTAAATGTCTGCCCCTACTGCCGAGGCGGTGTTGGCAATGGTTTGAGTAATGCCAGTGTCCACAACAACCCCGGCTAGGTCTTTGAGGTGAACCGTCTGGCAAGTTTGGTTGCCTGCAAAGTCGGTGCTCATGAGGCGGCTTGCATAAGCCGCCACCGCAATACGAGCCGTGTTTGCGCTTAGCGTGTACAGGAACATGCGGGTATAAGTGAGACGGGACCCACTAATCGTTTTGAACAGGTTTCCAGCGTCAAGTGAAGCCGCAAGGTGCGAGCTAAGGAAGAACAACTTGCGAAGCGCCTGCGCCGTTTGTGCGGCTGCAATAACTTCTGCGTCATCCGGCGAATAACCTACGAACAGGAAACCGCCAAAGAAAGCTTGTGAAACTGCGCCAACAAGCGCGTCTGTAAGCGTAACTGCGGAGCCCTGGGGGAACACCAGCAATTGGCCGTCTCCGGTCAGTATGTTGGGCGCTTGGCTGAAGATTGCTACGGCGGCTCTGTAGACTTCCGAAGTCGTGCCCCAATCGGTAGCAACGTCAAGCGGCGAAGCATAAGCACGATAGGCGAAGACATCAGACGAATCAATCTGCGTCTCTTTTGTGAAGATTGCCAGATTGTTTATTTTATAGTCTGCCAAGCCCATAGGCGGCGTGGCGACGCTAATATTGACGATATTTGTTATTGATAGATCAGACATGACTTTACTGGTTTGGGTGAATTATCGGTGGAATGTTGAACTGGTCAAAGTACTGAATGACGCGAGTTTTGGAATAGGAGCGAAGCGCATTGAAGGTTAAATCCTGCCTAAACAGCCTTGCAGACGCTTCCAAAAACGAAGCGTCCAAAAAGCTAGTTGGAATTTGGCCAAAACGAAAGCCATAAGTTTCCTGAGCTTGTTGGCTTATTACGCCCGACAACGCAAGGCTAACTTCCCAGGCGCGTGAAAATGCGCTTTCGTCTCTGCTAAACAAATGAATGTGGTAAGTCTCTTGAACGTTTAAGCTTTGGAACTCACAGAAGTTACCCGCCTCGTCATCCGCGCAATGCGACGCCGTTGCAAACGGTTTAGTTGCAACAAGACCCACTTCAATAAACAAGCCGGGGGTGTTGGGGATGTCGCGCTTTTGGTTGTATATCCACACTTGCTCTTCAGTAAGAGAAAGCTGGTTTCTTAACAGGTCGCAAATTATGTCAATAATTTTAAATTCAGCTGGAAGCGGTGTGCTCATGTTATTGCCTCCATTACGGTTTCGTAGTCCTGAACCAGTTCGTATTGTACAAAACCATACTCATTAAAACCCCAATGCCCCATGACGCGGTAACGGCTCCCCTTGATGGTAACGGTGTCGTCGTTTTTAAGGCTCAAAGAAGCTTGACAATGTAGCATGTACCACTTCCAAGAACGCTGACCTTCAGGTTTTATTAAAAGCTCTTTTACGCTCAAAGGTTGCAAAACGCCCCGCGTAGAGTGTTCCGTTACCGTTTCAACGGTGCGATTGTTTTGTTGGCTCTTTGTCACAAGTCCAACCGCAATATTCTGAAACCAACTTTCCAAAGTTGCGGACATGTTCGGCAGCGAAAAGTTTGCGTTGCCGATCCCGACAGAGTTTGCATTAAAAATACCCATGTTATTCCTTTGCGCCTCCCATTATAACCCGTGACGTAATGCTGCGCCGGAGCTTGCCTGTGTCTATAAGCGGCTTGTCATTTGCCATGGCTTTCGCCCGCTTTGCCTTGCTCTTAATATGAGCAGTCTTTGCGCGTAAGGTGGCCTGCTTGTTTGGTGGCCAACTGCCCCCTCCGCTGGTGACAAACGCTTCGTCAACGGTGTTCTCCGCCATTACGCCAACGTTCTTTAAAACCGTTTCTAGGCCATCTGTTGCCAATAGCTTAACCAGTTTATTTTCGACCTTGGCAAGCTGGTCCGGCAGATTAACAACACAAGGTGTTTGCAAGAATGATCGAGCGGGGATGCCTGCACTTTTGGACCCTAGCTCATGCACAGCGCCAAGGTCTGCGTTGTTAAACTCCCCTTCGTCGTTGCGTGCAACCCGGTCGGAAAGTACGCCAAC